GGCATTTCGTATAAAGATTTTTCCATTTGAGCCTCAATAGTAACTGTGCTTTTTTCTAAAGCCGACTAGATCTTCGCGCTCATCAGAGTCAAGCCGCAAAAATCCACCTTGTCTGAAACGAATCAATCCCTGCACGCAAGCGTCAACCAAGTCATCATGGTCAGCATTCGGAAACGCCGCCATCTGCTCAATCAGCTCATGCGCCCACCTCGTATCAGGTGCCCATACTTTACCCGACTTGAACAAATCAGTCACTGAATTCAAGCGCACAAACTTGTCATTACCCCTCGACGGCGTGTACTCACTCACCACAATTCCCATCCGCCGCAGTTCAAATATCAACGGCGCGCCAGCAGCCTTAGCCTCAACCACAAAAGCATCAGGCTCCCAATCCTTATAGTGGTTATATGCCTTCTCCTTCAACTCAGGAAACTCCATCCTCTTTTGAAAAGCATCCAGCAAAATAATATTCACATCCTCGGGGTTCTCATTCAAATGAAACACCCCTAAAGTCACACACGCCGAAAAGTCAGATCTCTCACTCTTCGTGAACGCAGTGTCCCAACTCTGAATCAAAAACTCACACCTCGGAGGATCATCCTTCTCCCACTTCTTCCACCACTCCCTCTTTACAATTGCACCCTCTTCACCCGTCGGACTTTGCTGATACTGCGCATTCCACTTACTCGGAGGCAACTCATCCCTTAGCGCCTCCAACTCCTCCAAGCTCCAAAACTCTGGCCACAACGGCTTACCACTCGGCATAATCGCCGGCAGCTCAATCAACTCCCACTCCTCACCCTTGTCCCTACTAGCTGCATCCTTGATGATCCTACCAGTCAGGTCCTTCTCCGACCAACGAGTCATCACAACAACAATAGCACCACCCGGCTGTAAACGCTGCCTAGGACCAGACGTGTACCACTCATAAACTTTATCAAAAACCGTAGGATCACCCTGCGCTAAAGCCGCCTCCTGCTCAGAATGCGGATCATCAATAATCAACAAATCCGCACCCTTACCCGTCACCGTACCTTCAACACCAATCGCAAAATACTCACCCCCACCATTAGTAGCCCACCTACCCGCAGCCTTACTATCTTGCCTGAGCGCCACATTAGGAAACACCTTCGCATACTGCTCCGAGTCCACCAAGTTCCTAACTTTCCGTCCAAACCCAACCGCCAAATCTGCCGTGTTAGAACACTGAATCACCTTCTTATTAGGAAACTTCCCCAAAAACCACGACGGCAATAAGTAACTCGCAAACTCCGACTTCGTATGCCGAGGCGCCATATTAATAATCAACCTCTTAATCTTCCCGTTCGCTATATCCTCAAACTTCTTCGCCATCACCGCATGATGCCTCCCACCCACAAACCCCGGCCACATCGTCTTAATATATTCCATAAACGACGCCTGCGACTTCTCCCGCACTATCGCACCCTTATATTCCTCAACCTCAGCCAAGAACAAATCCCTCTCGTTCTCAGGCAAACTATCAATCAACTGCTCTAACTTCATTCTTAAGCCCTAACGTGCTTCATTCTAAATTCCTAAAGTTGATATAAACCGGTCTAATCGTCCTACCTTGTCGGTCAACCTTCTTTATAACACCTATATTCACAAGCCGCTTAATTATTTTTGAAGTATTTGACATACTCATCTTCCCCATCAGATGCGCAATATCCCACAACGACGGGCTAAACCCATACTTCTTCCACCACTCATCAATAATCAAAAACACTTCCTTCTGTACCGGCGTCATCTCTACCTCCATACACTCATCAAACGTCTTGTCGCTTCTACGCGACACCATCTTCTTATTTATCTGTACCTTCATATCCACCTCATCGCAGAAATATTTAAATATTTCTAGAAATTTTTTTGCAGAAATATTTAAATATTTCTACGGGGGGTCTTCCCTAAAAGCAGGGGGTGGGGTATCGCCAGTACGATTTCCAATAGGGTGGGGGGTGTCTAATTCTGAATGGGTTGCTTCGTGTGGAATAGTATGTAATAGATCTTGGGACTCCGAAGCGTCGTTTGGGGGGGTCGGGAGTGGGTGGGTCTCGCCTGCCAACTCTCGCAAAAGGGTGTCCGCCTCGATGACTGTCGCATCCTCCGCGCCCGCCTTAAGCATCTCGCGCAACTGCCCCATGATCTTCGCCTTCGTATCCTCGCTAGACCTTATCGTGCGTATCTCCTTACGCTCTGTGAATGCCGCCACCTCTGTGACTGTGCCAAGCACCTTAGCCGCTTGCACTTTTGTGGCTTGTTTCGCCTCCGGGTCAATCACAACTTGCACGAGCGATTGGATTACAAGCTCTCTCAAAGCCGCAGGGGTGCGATGTTTAGCCGCCTCAATTGCCAGCTTGTAAGCCTCGACCTCTCTCTGGATTCTCTCGTCTCTGGCTAGCTCGTAAGGCTTACTCGCTAGCGTCCTCTTGGTTGCGTCAGCCTTGTACGCCTTGCGGTATGCGTCAGCCTTTGTTGATCCCTTGGCTACCTCTTGGGCAAATGCCTGTTGCTTCCCTGTGAGAGCCTTAGCGGAAACGCCTAAGATCTCTGCCATTGGGACTTGCTCTAGCCCTTCCTTGATCTGCTTTCTTGTGAGTGTTCTCATCTCTCTTCTCTCCTATGTGATTGGGGGAACATTCAGCAAAACTGTGCCGCTTCGCTAAGTTCCTGACCGCGCGATTGGAACAGAATTATTTAAATATTTCTAGCCCACTTTGCAGCTTAAAACTGTAATGATTTTGTACTCTATTTGTAAACCGCTTTCACCCTGATTTTGTAATACTTAACACTACTTAGGGAAATCCCCTAGCGTTGTTTTTAAAGGGTTTTTTGGCACATGGCACGATTCTATTATGCTATATATGTGTAAGGCACGATAAAATTGTGCAGTACATTGCAACCACTTACAAAGGAACTTGAACCATGAAAAAATTTAGCCAACTCGCTCTCGAATGTCTAGCAATGTCTCGTGAGTGTTATAGCAACTGGGAAATTTTGGAGTTCGTTACATCCGAGGGCATCGAATACCCCGAAGCCGTCTACCTTGTGACTCGTGCATTGAAGCTCGATGACGATGAAGTGTTCGACATGGAAGACCGCTATTCCGACTGCATTTAAGACCAACCAACCACAAAGGAAAAACCATGACAAACCATCCCGACAAATCCCATTTCTTCGCTTCATCCGTTTGCACTTGGATCACCACCAATGAAAAACGCGACCTCCGTCAACTCATGAAACACATGGATAAAGAGGGCAACCCTTACAACCTGTTTTTTGTTCCTGTGCCGCACGACGCAGATTATGAAATTCGGGTCTATCAGCCGCAGGTAGAGGGTACTGCATGGGCAGGGTTCTTCGAGCCTAAAGCTAAGCGCTAAGCAATGCCTGAAGCCCTCCGTCCGAGGGCTTTGGAGATTACTTACCAACCACCAAAGGAGAAACCATGAAAACCGACCTTAGCGAAAAAGCAACCCAAATGCGGGACTATGTTTTGAATGAGTACCTTCAGACCGGAAAAGCCGTTTTCGTGCGCGATGTTGTCGCCATGTTCAACACTAGCCCCGCGACTGTTCACAAATGCCTAGATTATGAGGATTTTGACTACGCCAAGGACGATTACTGGCAAGGCGATAGCTACTCCGGCAAATATGTTCAAGCCCCATGCGTTGAGCCTTCCAAATGGTTCATTGCTAAAACCCTCCGTTCATTGAAAGGATAAACCATGAGAGACCGAATAGAGACCCTGTATTTTGCCGTTAAGACCCTGATCTGCTTCGCAGGTTATGTCGCCTCCGTCCTGATCGGGCAACCATCCGACACGCTCGCCCTTGTCTCGGCATTGTCTGCCGTGGCATTCATCCTTTTCGCCCTTGTACAACTTGACTGGAGATAACCATGCAACTCGAACTGACCGACCTTCAAGCCGCAGAACTTTGGACAATCCTAGCTCTTCGCGTCGACCAACTCGAACGCGAAATTGACACGCACCCGATTGACGATGTTCGCGCCATTTCCCGCAGACAACTGGCGCGCACCATGCCCATTTACAAAGCCCTTAACGATTATGCAACCCTCACCGCTTAAAGGAGACCATCCGATGCACACGCCCATGATCGCCCATCACAAAAAATCAGAACTTCGCGGTTGGCGCGAGGTTCAACGCCACCCCGCAG